TATCTTATGAATTTATAACTTAACTTACCGCCCGCAACAGAGTAGAGATGTTTAGGGGCTTGTTTGTTACAACCTTAATATGTTGTAAAACTGTTGGGGGTGGTGTAGCTCTGCCCCTAAAATACTAAGCTACAAAAAATATTTTTTAAGGAGCTACACATGTACACTTACCTTTTAGGCCTTTGTGACGAAGTTCGTCCGATTTCTCGTATCGACAAGAAAACTGGTGAAGTTGCTTCATCGATTGATGTGACTATCACTTTTGAAAGTCGCGATCAACACGGCTATCTTGTCAAATCAACCGAAACTATCAATTATGACTTTTCATTAAAGCCAAAATTTGATTCTGTTAAAGGCAAATATATCGCTGTTCCATATCGTTTTTTAAATACTCGTAATGGTGCATATATGTTCCCTGATGAAAGTTTGAGTTTCCAAGTTTTCAATGAAAATCCTTTTTTGAAAGAAACATCAAAGTCGTCTAAATAATTAAAAGCGGGGGCTATGCCTTAATTTGAGTAGCAAACCACTCTCCCGCCTTTCTCAATTTCTACAAAGTTTATCTTTTTAAATTTTGTAGAGATTGATCTCTAAAATTTCAAAAAGGAGTTAGATATGGAAAAAGTTAAAAATTTTCTAGAATCTACTAAGGGTAAAGTTGCTGTTGCTAGCTCTATGTTGCTAACTGCTCCAGCTCTTTTTGCGGCAGACGCTCCAACTGTTCCAAGCGATCCACTTAAAGCAGATTATGCTTTGTTCGACTACGTATTTGCTGGTGTTATAGCTGTCGCTTTCATCTTTATGATTGCTCGTAGAGTTAAGGGCTTCATTAAGTAAGTATTAGGGGGGCTTTAACTCCCCCTTGCAAGGTTTAAATAATGAAAGAAAATGCTATATATATCCCTAATTTAAATGTCTGCGTTAAAGATTTCTACATAAAAGATAAAAAATTATTTTTAGTGAATTTTGATGATAGCGTTTCTACTTCTGATTACTCTTTTTCTAATTTTCAAACAAACTATCTTTTTAACACTGAAACTAATATTTGCTACATTCAAAAAAATGATTTACTTCCAAATTTAGGTATATATGAATATCAATTTAATTTCTTAATGGGTCTTTCTGCGATACTTATAGCATTTTCTTTTCTTATTGGGTTAATTATAGTCGGAGCTACACGATGATTGAAGTATTTAACAATGATGTATTTAATTATTTTTTAAATGTTTTTTCTCTCTTTTTTGTGCCTATATTTATATACGTTATAGCTCTCTCTTTTGTCAAATAGGTTTTAATTTTTTCGACGTGCTGGATATTAAATTTTTAACTTCTTTTTTTTCGCAGGACAAAAAAAGAAGCGACAACCGCAGGGCGTCAGGTATTAATAGGAGCTAAATATCATGGTTAAATTTCTCATAAAACTTTTTTTTCTGCTTAGCTTAGTAAGCTCTTTTTGTTTTTCTTCTGATGTTGTATTCTTTTTCTCAACTAAAGATGCAGATAATTATTTAAAAAAAAGTAATGTTAAATTTTTAGCTAATAATAAGTATGTTATGTTTGATCGTCCTGATGATCCTGGGCATTTATATGTTGGTGAAGTATATGGCTCTGACACTTATTTTTATTCTGGCTCTTTGCGTGGTTATTTTTGGAATAATCAGACTGGTGAGGTTTATTATATTGACAATGACGTAAAGACTAATTATTTTCTTGATCGTGGTCGTTGGGGGAATTTTACTCGTAGGTATGAATATTCTGGCACTTATAATAGCAGTGCTGATTTTCTTACTTATGTTTCAATTCATGAATTTCATTATCGTTTTATTACTGCTTGCAATTCTGGTGAAGAGTTCAATACAAAAACTTTGCAATGTGTTTCTGGTTGTCCTGCTGATCATTTTTTTAATCAAGAAACTGGAAAGTGTGAGCCAGATATTAAGCGCCCTGATTGGTGTCCTAAGCCTATGATCTACAATGAAAGAAAGGTAGAGCTTCTTTTAAGGGATAAAATTGTTGAAGAGTGTCTCCCTGATCCTAGTATATCTGAAAGTGATTGTAAAAAAAGAAATATGAAATTTCATGGTTGCGATGATAGTGTTAGTGGCTATGAACTCGCAACTTGCATGAGTATTCCTAGCGGTTGTTATGCCCCTGAAACTATTGAGCGTTTTAAGGCTGAAAAACAGCTCGATAATGATCTTTTTATTATGGGCGGACTTATGATCCCTTTGCCTATTAATGCTATTAAAAATGGTCTTAATTCTTTGGGTTCTTTTTTTAAAGGTCTTTTCTCTGGCGGTGCCAAACCTACTAACTTAAATTTATTAGAATATCGCCCCCAAATAGTTGATATTAAAGCTACTAAGGCTGGTCCTGAGCCAGTTTTTAACCTTAATCCAGTTGATGATAATGCAATTGTTTTTAACAGCGTTTTTAAAGAAACTGGCAAGCTTGATGCCACTGCTTCAGCTTCATCGAATATAGTTAAATCACCCCAAGCAACTGCCGATGTTTCGCCAAATTTAAGAAAATTTGACTTGCCAAAAGATGCTTCCATTTCAAAACTTGAAAATAACACAATAGTTACTGCAAAGCTTAAGGATATATCTAAACCTATTCCTACAAAAGATATAACCGTACCAAACGAAGTTAAAAACATAAATCTTGATTTTGATCTAAATACTATGTTTAAAGCTTCTGATAAACCTACTCCAAATTTACCTATGACGATAAAGCAAACTAGCAATGCAGGCAATAAAGCAACTTACAAAGGTAATATTGTTACTCCTGATAGTAGCGTTATTGATGTTGATGTTGTTGAAACTACTAATCCAAGTGGCTCTAGGGTGCAAGATGTAACTTATTCTTATGTTTATAGGACTCCAAGCGGTAGTAGCAAATTTTCTACTGGCTATGTTAATACTATTGATTCAAGTAATAAAGTAACCAATTCTATTCCAAAAGATAGCACATCAACAAATTCATCTGGTAGCTCATCTAATTCAGGCAGTGGTGGTTCATCATCATCAACTACCCCTAGTCAGCCTACCCAGTCTATTGATTTAAGCTCTTTAGAGCAAGCTATAAATAGAAACGGTGCTAAACTTGATTTTATTAACGATACTTTAACTTCTATCAAAAATCAACAGCTAGATCAATGGAATTATGATCCTAATGTTAATACTGCCACTTCTTTTTCGGCACTACAAAGCGAGCTTACTAAATTTGATGTATCTGTTAATGATGCCTTTAATTTTTTAAACAACTTTAAGGGCGATATTGACAACTTAATGAATAACTTTAATGAATCATTAGAAATTTTTAATAAAGGTATTGATTCCCCTGATATTCCTAAAGGAACTTGTCCTTTTACTATTAGCGGCCCAACTCCTGGTAGCAATACTAAGAATTTATTTAATATCGATCCTTGCCGTTTTGTTACTCCTTATAGGTCTATTCTTACTCTATTTTTCACGATTTGGTTTAGTTTCGAGATTATTATGTTTTCTTTAAAATATCTCTTTAGGGTGGGTGGTGATTCATGAAATGGTTAATCGGTGCGGTTGGTGGCTTTATTGTAAATTTTATTGAATTCCTGGTAAAAAAAATTGGCATAAGAAATACAATTTTAGCCTTTGTTGTGCCTATTTATGCTTCTTTTGTGGCTTTTCTTATTGCTTTTGCTGGATATGCCATTTTGTTTATTATGAAAATTTGGAATTTACTTAGGGAGTATATCCCTAAAATGTTTGATTATGGCTCTAGTGTTAGTGGATCGTTTGGCGGTCTATCTAATCAAACTGTTCTAAATTCTGCTATGGAGTTTTTACACCAAAGCGGTTTAGCTTCTGCCTTTTCAACTGCAATTACCTTGTTTATATCTATTCTTAGCCTTTTCTTTGCTCTTCAGCTTTATAGGGTTATCTTGTATGTTAGGGCTAATATGACAAAGATCATAACTGATCTATTAACTTTAATGAGTAGATAGCATGCTTAGTTTAATTATTGGTCCGCCACGTTCTGGAAAAACTTATAAAGCAGTTCATTTAATAAATGATGAGTATGAATTGCACTTAAAAGGCGAATCAAAGTATAGATTTATTTATACTAATATCAATGGTTTAAAATTTGATCATTTCGATGGTTTTGTAAAGCAATATGATAAAAATGATTTTCTTACTGCGGTTAGTCAAGAATATACGCTTAGTTCTCAATATGAAAATGGCTTTTTAGATAATGTAGATAATTATGATGAATATGCCTTAAAAAGTGGCATATATGAAAATTATCATCATTGTTTAATAGTCCTTGACGAAGCTTATAACACCTTTACTAAAACGTTTAATGATAGCTTGGGTAGGTTTTTAAGCTATCACGGACATTTTGGGATAGATATTATCTTTCTTTTCCAGTCGAAACGTCAGACAAATAGAGAATATTTAGTTCATACTGAATTAATGTATATGGCTCAGCCTAGCGGTAAAAGGCTTTTTAGCAAACTTTTTAAGTATAAAGTTTATAGCACTTCATCGCAGGTAAATGATAACCTTATTAATTCCGAGAATTTGAAATTTAATCAAAAAATATCAAATTTATATAGTAGTGGATCTAATGAAATTTATAAAAGCTATGCAACTAAAAAGATTTTATTTTTATTGGCTTTCATAGTTTTTTCTTATTTGGTTTATAAATTCTTAGAGCCTAAACATGAGCCAGCTCAATCAACTATTCAAGATACTAGGTTTGTTGATTTAAATACTTCTGTAAATACTTCTGATTCTAAAGAGCCTAAAACAATTTCAAATAGTGTAGATAATTCAGATATAAACACCACTATTTTTAATAACAATAGAATCTATCTAAGGATAACTTGCTTTCCAAATGGTTGTAAATTTAGAAATTACGCCATTGATTTATCTTTAGATAGCTTCTTAGAACTTCTTTCTTTCTCAAACTGCCATATATTCTTACAAGATAAGAAGTCAGGTAACTACATTGATTACTTTGTTTCTTGTAATGCAGATTTTGAAAGGGTTTTAAAAAGCTTAGAAAATTCATCACAAGGGTTTGCAAATGAAAAATCTCCAAAGACTGATTCTAGTCCTATGCTTCCTACTCTCAAGTAGTTTATCCGCCCTGGAATATCGTAACATTACCTTTAACGATTTCTTAGGTGAGATTAGTTCTATAACTGGTAAAAATATTGTTATTAGTGGTAATGTTGATACCAACTTTGATGTATTTTTGCCTACGCTTGATCTAAGCAATACTGATACTTTTTCTAAGTTGCTTAAAGATATTTTAAATGTTAATGGTCTTGATTATTTGATACAAGATAGCGTTTTGTTGATATATAATCCAACCGTTGAAGACAAGCCAGTTCTAAAAGACTACATAATAAAATTTAAACATATTTCCAAAGAAGATGTTGTTTCTGCCCTATCATTATTTAGCGAAAATATAAAATACACTGTTTATAGCGATAGAATTTTGCTTATTACCACTGAAAGTCAGTATAAAATTATTGATAACTTGATTAATGGGCTTGATACCAGCTACCAACTACGCCAGCTTAGCTTTACTATCATTTCCACAGATAACACAAAGCTTAAAGAAATTGGCCCACGTATAGAATCTCTTTTAAACCCACTAGATCATTTTTATTTTAAAATTATTACTAATGTTCTTACGGTCGATAGCACCAAAGTTAATAAAGATTCCGTTACCAGTCTTATAAATTTACTTAAAGAAAAAGGCGTTTCTGATCTGATCTATAATCCTAGAGTTACTGTTATTGATAATAAAGATAGCGTAATTGAGAGCGTTATAAAAACCCCTATTCAAAAATCATCAATCGATATTCAAAATAGTCAAAGTATCACTACCAACCAAGTTGAATATCAAGATGTTGGCTTAAAGCTTTATATTTCAAGTGTCTTGATTACTAATGATAGTGTTAGTTTTACTTTGGATCTATATATTGAAAATTTGCTTGATGATACATTAACCCCTAGAATTTCAAGTAGGCATCTAAAGACAAATGTTTATCTTACTGATACAAATTCATTTCTTATCGGCGGTATTAATAGCAAAGAAACAATTAAATCAACAAAGACTATTCCATTTATTGAAAATATTCCTATTCTTGGCGATATAACGACGTATAAAAGCGAAAAGACTAGCGATTATAGCTTTAGTATATTTATCACTATGCTACCATCTGAGAAAGATATTTTTTCAGAGTTTTATTATGATCCAGCAGATAAGCACCTTGCTCTTGAGCGCTATTTGACGAGCGCAGCGCGCAACGCAAAAGGGGCCCCACGAAGTGGGGAATGAGCGTGCGCTCTTGGCTA